TTACTAAATATTCCTTCAGAATTGTCTATTGAGGATAGCACACTATTTCCAACACTCGTTATTGTTGAATATTCTGCAATTCCCAACGAACTAATCTTTGAAAAAATACCGAATGTTTTATCAGGTACAGTCTCTCCTAATACTGCTGCTGTTACATCACCATCCTCGGCCTGGTTAGCTGATATTTGGACGATTACCCCGATAGAAGCAGAACCGTTATCCCCTGATTCGCTTATATTCGCTAGTATTTGCAACAGTACATCAATGTTTGCCGCTACTGTGTCGCCGGCCTCACTTACATTTGCAGTAATTGTGCCGGCGGTTATTTCAATGCTGCCCGATATAACCTCGGCACTTATGACATCATCTGAAATAAGCATGTTCTAATCCTATGGCCAAGTTGGTGTATTTACCTCATCGTAGGCAAGAACTTGTGATTCCAATGTGTACCCTTCAATTATCACCTTAGCATCCGCAAATGCAGTTTTATGATCCAGCATGTTTTGCAACCGGGGTTCGACAATCATTGCCTGCTTCGCTGCCGGTGTCATTCCTGAACGGATGGTCGTGATTAATTCAGACGCATAATTATACAAATCTGACATATTAGGAAAATCCCAACCCGTTGCAATTCTGGTTCGTGCTTCCGCCTCTTCTTTTAATTCAGCTATTTTTGCTATTTTCGCTCTTGCCAGTAGTTCGGCTGCATTCATTGGGCGGATATTGTCTGTATCCCACACCATCAATACTTCCTGACTATCGTTTGGGTCGTAAATTATGTCTCCGATATATTCAACATACCCATCAGGGATAGCGCCACCATGCACCTGAAACTTTGTGGTCCCAATTTTAACAATAACGCTCATACCCACATCCTCCACTGCATCACATCACAGAATCCATCGGTATTTGAATCATCTACAAGATAATAAAAAGTAGTACCGTTGATGTCTAATAGCAAAGGCCCAAGTGCAGCAGCCTTTGAAGCAGTATCCATTTCAGCACTAACTTGTAACCCACCATACGCCGTTGCACCAGCAGAAGTTTGTGCCCATATGACGAACACCACATCAGTTGCTCCGAGAGTAGCGTTTTTAACATGCAATGTGAAACCGACTTGTTTACATATCGACACTGCTGGTACTGATGCCGAACAATCCACACTTGTTGCTGTTATTGCTGATCCGGCGCTCAAAACTCGCGCTATGGATTTTTTCGGGAAGTAGTTTCTTAGTCGTCCGGTAGACACAAAGACAAACTCATCCATGACGCCCGAAGTTGTTTGACCAATATAGATCGCTCCAATACAACGCTTTGCTGCACCATCGACAGGGTGTTTTGCATAGTCTAAATCATAATCCCAGACAGGATCATCGGCCCCTGACCCCCTACTTTCTCGGTGCATCTGAATGGTGCCGGAGTTGTCATAAAGATAGATGTAATAAATCGCTGCTCCTGAAAGGGCGTCTCCGCTGATTGTGGTTATTCCAGCCGAGCCAACTTCAAGTAAGGAACCATTAATCTCGGCAAATCCTCGCAAACATTTTAAAGTCCCTGCATTGTAATCTAACTCAAGCCCTTCAATGTGAGCGCGTGATTCTCGTTGCGTCAATAGTGCCCGATGAGCGTCCCAATCAACACCAATCGTGGCGGAACCTGATAGATTGAGTAGTGAACCGGTGGAACTCGCAATCAGCGTTCTGGTGACCGTACCTCCTGCGTTTGAATATGTACCGGTTGAAATTTCCCAGGCGTTACCGTCCCTTATGAGATTTACAACCGCAGCATCGGCGCCATAAGCAGATGAGTACGATTGATAGCTTGTCCTAGCACCACCGAGCGTAATAGTTCCCGTACCGGTTGTCGCGGTCGATTCTTTTACACGGTCTTTGTATTCAAATTTAGACATTACACACCATCATCATAAGCAGCAGTGTTAACCCAGTTACCGGACATTTGTACAGTTTGACCGGCGGTGATTGATGCGTTATCGATTGAAACACCATCGGTGCCGCCAGTATCCAGTACAGCAGATTCAAGCCATACCGAAGCAGACGTTAACAATTCATAATGTCCGGCTGTACCGGTTGCGTCGGCACTTACATCAGCAGTAATTGCGTTCGATGTGAGTACTCCGGCAGCAGCAGCACCCGCCCACCCGCCAACAGCACCGGTCAGCTCGGCAAGCAACGTACCACCACCGGCAGTACCGGAAGGCGTGCCGCTTCGCACCTGAATTTTCACACTAGCACCAAACGCTGTATCAAGAGCATCCATCAGTGCATTACGCACTGCATCCGAACGATAGCGTGTCATAGGCCACCCCCTTTTTCTATTTCAGCATGGAAAGCCTGAGTCAATCCTTTAATGACTGCATTCGACGCGGATAAATGCGCCTGTAGTTCACCATTTTTTTGGTTGAATAAATCGGTGTCATTTTCTGCTTTAGCTGCAATGACTTCACCATTGATTGAGGCAGCCTTCTCATTAGCCGCGTTAATCTCTGCTACTAACGGTTTGCGTAGTTCAATGTGGTCACGTGAATATTTGTCACGTACTGTACGCAACCAATCGTAGCAAGCTGAAATGCCTACCGGGTCATGTACATTACCGGTTGTTTTAACATCGGTAATATATTCATCAAGTACGCCACTACCATCGTTGGCATTAATAACAACGCGCCAAAATTCACCCGTGTCATAAAGTATCGGACTACTTTTCGACAATCGGAAATCCCATACTTCCAGAATATTAACGCCTGCGTGTTGTTTTGTTTCGCTCATAACTAGTTACCTTTTTAAATTTTAAACAATATTCACTTCTGGGTAATTTAAAGGCTCCATCACCACCTTTGGCATTAGACGATTCTCACGGGTTGGTAGTTAAGCGGCTCTAAGGTTTCCTCTATTTTAGGCACACTTTCCATATCATACAAGTATATGAGCTGATCTGCTAAGTTAGGAGACTCAACACCCCTCTTCCTCATCTGCTCTTTAGATTCTACGCCAATCCGGCCAGCACCATCATAAACTCGCATCGGCCTGGATAATTCTGAACAAAGTTCCGTGACATATTTGCATTTAGAGCTGATCGACATTAATTCTCCTGGGTCGTGATATTGCTTTTTTACGACAGCCAAGTAAGTTTTCTCGGCTTTGTCTCTGACATTCATCCACGATTGAGCGCGCCGATTAACAAAAGTGTCTTTGTTCGTCTTGTTTTCTTTATATTTTTTATCTGGCTCATATTTTGCACCTCCACCGTGATATGGAACGATAGTCATATTCTTCCCTAATGATGCTTTATTTGTGTACAGCTTCATTGAAGGTGCGCCCATGCCGTCAGCGTCATAGATAAATACATCAGCATTTACTTCTTCTGCTAATTCAAATGCCCAGGGCATAGCATCAGTTATATCGCCATCTTTCTTCTGGTCTGCTTCCAGTGTCACAACTCCTTTCCTGTGCCCTATTGCTCTCGCATCGCCAGTATCGGCAGGGTCAAAAGAAACAACATCAGCACCAAGCGGCTCAAACCCCAGCTTTATATGTGCATCAATACACGCCTGTATCCATTTTGACGGTATAAATATGTTTTCGGCTGATGCGTTGTAATCTATATCTATTTCCTGAGCCACGGTTACCTCATCCTGTTCTTTTACCTGTTTGTCGTACCAAGCTTGGTTCTTCCTTGGGTCATCCTTCCAATTTGCAGTAAATACAGAAATGTTGCCTTTATGCCGTTTTTTGTAGAATAAGTTACCGTTCCCGTTTGGTGTAGATATGTCGATTTGACAGTTAGTCGTTTGTGATAGCGCGGCGTCTACCGAATCCTGGCGCTCTATGAATGCCGCTTCATCCACAAAATAGATCGACATTCTGGCGCCACGCCCAATATCATATCCAGCCTCACCTGTGATTGTAGATGTATTCTCTGGATTTGTTATCTTCATGAAGGTGGCGTGCTGTTTTTCGTCGTATCCTTCAGGTCTAAATTCTTTTGGTAGATTGGCTATAAAGAACCTTATTTTCTCAAAAATACACTTTGGATCACCCTTTTTATCTACCAGCGCCTCTTTTCTTGACCCAAATCCTGCTGTAAAGCCTGGATGGTAAATACACATGGTTGCAGCATACCCGCCACATAACCAAGTTAAGCCAAAATCTCTGGATTTCTCCGCTAATCCTCTATCCCCGTTTTTCCATTGCTTATGCACCCATTTCAAGAATTCTATCTGTTTTGGGAATAATACAAATGGAATTACCGCAGGAAGGTCCTTTTCTATATTCCTTGGTTCAAATGTCATCCCCCAATCGTTGATAAAATCCCAGGGGTTCTCTTTGTAATGGAGTTTACATGCGGCGAGTAGTTTCTTATCGCCTCTGATTTTCTTGAGCTTTTCTGCTCTTTTTTTGAGGATTTCCGTATAATTTGGATTGCTGTAATCAATCATCGATAATTGATTTGTAGAGTGCTGTTGCTTCATCTGCCGACATTTCTGTGGCTATCATATGTATAGGCCCACCTTTCGGTCCGGCGATTTCTTTCCTGTCCGTGAACATTTTGAGGTTACGCCCTAAAAGCTCTAAGGCTCCCTTTTTATCTATAATCTTTATTTTCTTGGTTGTCTCAGTGCCGCCATCTTCGCCGCGCTCGGTGTATTTTGAAACGTCCATGCCACCGATAGCTCTCGCTACATCTTCCGGCATATCAGGGATTTCTAATAATTCTCCGTTCTCATTAAAGGCCTGTCTAATATCCAAGAATGCGATTCTCGCCAGTTCGTCAATAACCATATCTTGTGTTATTTCGGTGCGCTCAGATCGCTTGTCCATTGCTTTCTGGACTTCTTCCTTAACCTTAGCATTGCTCAACAGTCTTGACCCCTGTTGTTCAGCCGTTCTTTTGCTATATCCAGCGCGAATTGCCGCCTGAGTAGCATTCAAATCAATGAGATACTCTTTAACGAATTGTGCTTGTTTTGGATTTAATGCCATGCGTATTGCGATTCCTTTTGAGGTTGTTCGCTATTTGAATTACTTCTTTGGTATTTTAGCACCGCGTTTTCGCGCTTGGCTAATATTTACTGCTGATCTCTGTTTGTCGGCTGCGGCTTTTGATTTATGTCCTCCGCCATCCAGTGCTGTGCCAGCCTTATTTTTAGCAATCTTTCCGGTATTCTTCTCCACTATCCGAAATCTATCTCCGCGCTTTTTGATAATGACCGGCATCAGTCGGCCTGCGCCCTGATGAGTGAAGGTAATTCTTGATCGGCCAGCAATGGAAATAGCTTAATCCACTCCGCCTCAAATTCATCAGGCGTCAAATACTTGACGTTATTAGTTGTTTTTTCCTGATTACCGTCTAATATCTGATTCATGTATATAAGACCCTATATTTTTAACGGTTTAGTGATATGGGTTCCCTGCACCTCTGGTGGCTGGAATGTCGATCTGTTCCCTGTTGATTACCAATTCTAGCGCATTTTCATCAATTAATCACTTCCCAAGTGGCCTTTGGCAGCTTTTTGATTCGCCCTTCAAGGCACAGTTCCTGAATCCGCTTGCCGGTAATCTCTCTGGAATATCCGGCCATCCTGGCAAGGTCTGTGATATTCACTCCGCCGATCTGATTATTCCAGAATCTTTTAAGTATCCTGTAAACATTGTTTTTCATTGGCAGGTTTCTGACTTCCAGAATATTCCCGCAAACCTCACCGAATTGGCCCATCAGTAAATCTTCACTTGCCTCGATCTTTTCAAGCGATGTATAAATCAACCCTTCAAGCCAACAGTTGCGGGGAATTGCCACCCGATCATCTTTAAAATATAGCCCTACGCATCCGGTATAACCTATATCGTTTGTTGCAAACAAAGCCACTGCGCCGGTTCGGATTAAGTAACAGTGCTCCTGTCCGCCCAATAATTCTCTTTTTTGTAATTCCAATAATGGCGTGCGCTTATAATCATCGGCAGGCTCATCATTTTCTGTAGGCTGCATATAGCTGGCTTTTATTGGTTAAATTCACATCATTGTAGCAAATGTGGAGCGTTTTCGTTGCACCATTCCATTAAAGCGTTGTGAGCCGCCATGTAATCTGGCTTGCTGATTTTATATTTATTCTCAGCGCACCATTCCCATGTATCGGGCATATCAACCTGTAGCCACTCCGAAAAAGCCAGCGGCGCTCCATGAGCTGATAGCTTATTGCTGAATTTATGATGTTTAGAACAGAGCCCTATGCCATTTTCAATGCTGTGCCTGGTTGCTGTATTGGCTCGGCTGATTAAATGGTGGGCTTCGATATTACCGGCGCAATCTTTATCTACCGCGCAGCTTTGGTAGATTTCGTGGATAACCTTACCCCATAGAGCATCAGCCTTGGTTTTCCAGTATTTAGATCGCGGATTGTCTTTTTTCTTCTGGAGCTTTGATTTAGCCATTTTATACTGTCAACCATACCCAGAATCTTTTTATCCACCATAGCTTTCTAGGCCACTTCGCCATATTTGGCCATACGATAGTGCCTCTCCATGTCGTGACCACGCAATTTGCTGGCCACCATCCAGCCCATGCCTTGATGTCTTTTGGTGAAAAATTAGGACTAGATTTTATGTCTCGTTGGATTAAATTGCTCATTTCTTTACCCTCGCATTATGTAGCCATAACCACATTGAATTCCTGGTGTGGGTAAAAGCCAGTTTCTGCCAATCCTTCGGACAGTTTTCTTTTAGGTAATCAATCGCAGCCTGGCGGTCTTGATCCTTCCAGATTTCAAACGCTGTCGCTGAGTATTCTCGCGGCCAGATCATCTACAAGAATTCAGGTAGAGGGATGATGCAGTAGCGAGCAATGCCATCGTTCAAGTAGAAAGCTTCCCTGTGGTGATAGCTCTCCCCATCGGTTCGTATCACATTAATAATCGCACCCTTTGCTACTATGCGTCCGTGGTCACTCCCATCATGCTCTATCCAATTAGGCAGGCTTACAGCATCGAGGTTGGGTTTGCAGTGATCCCAACATTGACTAATGGTGTCCATATAGGCATACGATTTACTTAAATCTTCGATCCTAAGAAGGGTCCGTTTACTCCAATCTATTCCCTGTATGCTCACCAACACTGGCTGCCCCTTGTAGAATCTCTGAGGTGGGGCTAGGGCTTCCGTTAGAAGATTCTTGATTAGTAGTTGGCCTCCAAATGCTTCCATTTCTGTAGCTATTCGCAAAGCCTCTCTTATTTTATTCTCGTTCACAGCCTTTCTCCTTGAGCCATACGATAATCATCGGTTGATTTATCTAATCGAATTCCAGCCATACCGGCGTCAAGCTCGATCATGTTTAAAAATTCTGCAAATTCTTTTACTTTCAGCTTTGTGGTGCTCGGCCAAACCTCGATATTATTGCCTTTTAGGTCTTGAACAATTACCGGCGTCAAATGCGCGCGCACCAAAACTTCCTTCATTTCTTCGTGTGAATAGCCAAGGTCTTTTGCCATGCACCTTGTCCAGACCTGGTAGAGATTGTTCATCGCCAGAGATCGTATACTACCGATTTGCTTTATCTCGACCCGCATCTTCCCATCGGCCTCCAGTTCATCAATCGCCAAATGGATTCTTTCTCTGTCTCTCTCACAGGCTAATCTGAAGGTTTTCATTTTGCTAATCCACAATGGCCAGCTGACTCACAAATCTCTTTCTGATTTTCGTGATTTTGTGGCCTGCATTCATTATCAGTTGATACCCATATCGTGCAATCAGATGCCATGCAATTCACTACCTCTAAATAATATCCATTGTTTATTCCTGGAACCAGTAGGCTTAATTTTGGACATATTGTATTTCTTGCTTGATCTTCAGTCACTTTCCACCTCCTGGCTATAATCAAAATACCGCCCAAAAACTGTAAACAAAACACCGTACCCGATCACTATTCCCGCGTAATATGCGAATTCTGAAAGTTCCATTGGCTCACCGTCCTTCTTGCTCGTATCCCATCACAGTATCGTTGCTATCCATTATTTCTAAAATCTTCTCTGTCAAGATTTCGGACAGCATTTCAGCCATGCGCTTACGGTTAATTTTTACCTCGGCTATCTGTACTGATGATGTGCAGATCAATTCTCTTACAAAACCATTTGCACTCTCATCCGGTAAATCAATCGGAATAAATGCTTTCCTGATTAATGCCTCAGAGAGAGGAAAGGCAATCTGAATATCATTCTTGCTTGGATATTCCATAACCTGAACATCAATCCTAATCTGTGCACTCATTGATTCACCGCCCTTTTGACTCGTTCTTTGAATTGTGGCCAGCCTTCCCCGATTAGAGGTGAAAGCCTATGCTTCCCGCCTAAAGCCAGCCAGTCTTTATTCTCTTTCGGCCAGGTAATAACTTGAGGCGCCGCGTCGAATTCATCTTCCCAGTTGTCATTTAATAGGAATCTACGCGGGCTCATTATGTAGCCAGCCTGCCAGCGGACATCATTCTCAACCCTATCTCTGACCGCGGCTATAATCTGATCGGCCATAGCGTCAAGCTTCCGGCGCTTCCATATTTTCAGTGAGGCCACTTTATCTACCTTGCTCGGGTAAACCTTCCAGAAATCATCGAATCTGGCTGTAGAAGATTCTCGTATTTCCTGGCCGCAGCATTCGCACTTCATGGTCGGCCCCATTGCTCGGCGAATGCTTTTGACCATCCATTGTAAGTTTCTGCTCTGATTTTCCAGCGATCTTCGGAAGGGGTTAATTTATTCTGGCCGCTATCCGTTTGGTTGGCCCATCGCTCAACCAGCTTTCCGGAGCCTCGGGGCCATTCTACAATCCGTCCGGCGATATTCTTGGTGGGAATAAGCAAAGGCAAATTCTTGAGCCAGAGGCCGGTGATCTTGCTTGCATCGTCACCAAACTGGTGCGGCTGAATCCATTGGTCCGCCTTTCTAATTCTCGTCCCGATAACTCCGCGAGGATTTTCGAGAGCGATCTTTTCGATTTTGGCATTCAAAAGAAACCGGACAAATTCCAGCGCTTCCTCTCTGGCCTCCCTTCTCTCTGCGCCAATTAGAGTCTCAGTCTTCATGTTGCGCGGCTTGCCTTTAATCATCGGCACATCAGCATAAGCCCATTCGGCAGAGTTGGTTAAATAAGTGCAATCAGGGTGAGCAATCATTAGGTCCCATCCGTCATTAATAATATCGCGCACATCGCCTTGGTAATGGTCGCCTCCGGTTGAGCATGGCAGCAAATCACAGCTTACGGCCTCATGGCCTAGCTTAATGAATTCGTCACGCTCTTTTCCGCTAGAGGCGCAAGCGATAAGGACCCTCATACAAACACCCAAAAGGCCATGAAACCTATTGAGAATCCCAGCAGTAAATCATCTATTTTTCGTTGCATTTTCCGCTCCTGCGTTGTTGTTAAATATGACTAGAACCCTCAAGGAAGGCTCTATGCGCTGTTGGCTATCTATTTTTAAAGCAACAAGAGATATAAGCTTTAGCTTGGCACTTAAGTAGTTTCCCTGCTTTATATGCAGAGATGTAAGTGTGTAAATGGGCAATTCCGTGTTTATTTATATTGGGATAGTTCATTTGTCTTTCTCTTTAGTTGTTAAGTAATTCTGAATCTGACAAGAGTATGGCATAACCACAGAATTAATCAAGCTTATTAAACCCTGTGAATCTAGCTATTAGCAAAACCACAATCGTATAAATCACAAAAATACCTATACCCGCCGCTATCCACATATTAGAATCTCCTTATAGTCAGTCGTATTTCGGGTTCCAGGCGCCCCCTGCAAGGCGCTTATCGTATTCCGGTAGCAGCCACCATCTTTCGTCTGATTTGGGCTTAGGTGGCGCCTGAAGGTCTCCAGTCAGTCTGATCCCAGGCCCCTTTCCCTTTGTTACAGTCATAACAAAGTACCTGTAAATTATTGCGATTCAATTTTAATTCTGGATGCGTATGCCTTGGCTTAATGTGATCCACGCAAATTACCGCTCCAGTTTCCGGGGTGGCTCCACAGCACATACACCTCCGGCCATATTCTTTTAAAACCTCGTATCTCAGTTTTTTCCAGTCCCACGAATCAAGAAAATCCTCCTTTTGCTTGGGTTTCGTGATTTTTACTGGACTAATAAGAGCCTTTGCTTTCTTTCTTTTTTTTCGGGATTTGTTTCTAACCCTCTTTTTGGCTTTCTTCTTTCTGGTTTCCTCTCTATGCTTTTTTGATTCGAGGTATTCCTTTAGCGAATCTTCCCCAGTAACCCTATCGTAGTGGGAATGGATCGCTACCCTAGCCGCGGTATTACTGCTGGGTGCCATTTTCGTCAACCCAGCAGACTTAAGGCTAGCCCCAATATCCTTAAATTTGGAGTTAGCTGTTATGCCGAAATTAGGGCATACATCCAATATCGACTGGACCACAATCTCTTTAATTTCTTGCATTTTGTTGGCGTTTGTCATTTTCTTTATTCCATACGCGACTAATGACCTTTAGGGACACCCTAGTCTGTTGATCTGCCTAATCCGTTAAGCAGCTTATCCATACGAGCAGTAAGAATGAATATTGTCCACAACTCTCAGCTATCCAAGCAATCGAGTCAGAAACCCTATGTGTCCGCTTAAATGGTTTTTCCTGGCCCCGGTCGAAGGGCCTCATTCTTACCGTAAATATTGTTCGCCACACAGATTCGCTCTGCCGTTGGTATACCCGAAAGCGGAAGAGTTTTACAAGGATAAGTAAGTTGAACTATAATCAGATCAACGAAGCGGTCCACTAAACCCTTCGAATGGTTCGGCATCTCAATTCCAGTAGATGACCGAGCCGTTTTTATTTCTGCATTAACAATAAACGCAGACCTTGATTTTCTATATATATCTAAATGAATATTGCCATCTATCTCTAAAGAGATATAGACATATCACCAAAGGAATAGATTAAGCCACTCCGGCCTTGGCTGGCCGCAGCTAACCGCCAGCAGGGGTATAAGGCAAACGATCAGAATTTTCATCGGGATTCCTTTTTGAAGTACGGCCAATTAATTCAAGAAATGCGCCTTGCAGAAGGCCAAAATCACCATCATTCCAAGCAATATCATACTCGTGAGCCAGCAGGAATTTCTCTAATTCTTCACACGTTGGGTTTGATAGCAGTTTCATTTTGAATCCCAAAAGATAAATTTAATCACCACCCAGGCCACACCCAACTTTCGGATAAAGCCAATCGTGCTGATATGTTGGGCGAACCTGGCGTTATGAACGGCAAATGGCGTGGCGCTTTTGCTTTTATATGTGATCAGTTTACCGTGAGTCAGAACAAGCGAATCCGATAGATCAAGCTCTTGCCGGCCATCTTTTTTGTAGAAGTGCATTATTTTTCCCTAAGTTATTTACCGAAATCCATCCAGCCAGTAATTGCGCCAACAAAAGGGATAACCCCAATAGCGTGAACGACCTCGGCTTTATATGGAGCCTCAAAATCGCACTCAGTTAGCTTGATTATATTCTTTACCCATCCAATACCGATCGCCAATATTACGACCAATATTATAATTGGAAATGCTTTCATTTTGGTATTTCTCCTGTTTTATAAAATAGTGGACAGGATGCTCTTGATAGTTCCATACCAGCACGCCAATGCCTCGGTATGGATTATTATCTGAGCGTTTTCCGGTTACGTGATCGGGTTAGGATACGTGTCCATAAAACTGTTTAAACTTGCTCACCTATGCGCGGCATTACGCTTAGATCAACGTATGGTCCGGCTCCTATATGAAATGACCATGCCAGCCTTCCGCATGGTTTTTTCGTTGGATATTTGTCGCCATCAAGCAAAAACGCTTCCCCTGCTATTGCTTCAACAGCTTTGCGTATTGCCTCTGCAACATCTCTTTGGGAGGTGCAGCCATCTCTCCACGGGCAAGCAATTAAATCTATGTCGTATGACAACGAACCATGAACTCCAAGTGCATAACCATGACGCCTAGCAACTTCACGCAAGGGAATAATTAAAATATCCGCTAATTCCCTACATCGCTCTGCGTGATGGTCTGCTGATCGTTTCATATCTATTTTTTGTTATTTAATCATCTATTTTGCATGGCGTTGGATTTTCTTCAAACCGCACTGCTTTGATGGTTTTTTTATTCTCCATGATGGCTTTCATAATACGATGCCTGCCGTCCATCAACTCTCCATCTTCATCAAGAATTATCGGGTATTTTAATTCAGCGGCATTTACAGATTTAATATGGCCGACTAATTCTCTCAACGTCAAATTTTCATACTTATGATAAATATTCAGGTGATCCAGCGGGATATTCATCACTGGCAAATCTTTTGATAAAACCATAAGCCTGGCTACTGACCAATTATGTTTTCCTAATTGAGCCATTTGCTCGTTTGGATGGCAGAAGCTTTTAACTTTCATGCAATCTCACCGCGCTTTGCCAGCAATCTGGCGATATATTTACCCTCACTTTTGATCTCTGCGATCTTGGCAAGATTCACTGATAAATACCCTCTGCGTTTCGTCACCGCCATATTATTGGCGCTTGTGCCGAGGAAGTCTGCCAGAGCGTCATGGTTCCTGAATGCCTTAATCAGCTTCCGAAATTCCGGCCTGATCTTATTGCTTAATTTTATTCTCATATCATCTTCCTGTCATATTCGCCTTGCATTGTTTGTCATAATAGATTAAAGTTAGATGGAAATCAAATAAACCAGCCAGGAGGCGAAACCATGTCAATTATACCAACAACACTTTCCTTTCAAGATCAGATACACCTTCAGAATAAGCTTTACGCCTACGAGTTTGGCCTAGAGCAAATCATCAGCTTGGCCGAATCCAACATTAAAGCCTATGAAATCGTTGGCAGGGAAGGTACTAGCGCCAGCGCCATTCTAAAAATGGCCAAAGACGTTCAGGCTCAAGTTAGCTCAAAGCCATGAGCATATTTTGCGAGAACTGCTGTGGGGATGGACTGTTCCATTATCCCGAAGAATACGAGATCGTTATGGATGATCCATGTTCTGACTGCGGTGGGGTCGGACTTAACTCAGATGGCGGCGATCCTATTAATAAAGAATCTTTGAATCGTCATAGCCGGATAACCGTAAGTATCTATGTAGGCGAGGCCAAAGATGAATTTGAAGAGTTCGAGGTAGCTTACTCTGGGGCTTATTACAAGGGCAGCAAGGGTTCCACAGACTCAATGGGCGCTCCTCTGGAACCAGATGAGCCTGATGGATGGGAACTGGAGGATTTTCACATCAAGATCAATGGCGAGTGGTACAGCTTTGATCCTGATGAAGAGACGGCTACCAGCAACAACAAAGCCCCCCACAGATGCCTGTCCGTCTATGACAGAATTATTGAATTACTTGAGGATGATTAAAATGAACGACAAAACAAAAGTGATAGAGGGTGAGGTAGAAAAGTCCACCGATCTGGTAGAGAAACAGGAAACCCAGTTGATTGCTGCTGATATTACCCCAGACAGTATGCTAAATATGGCTGTGAAACAGGGCGCTGATATTGAAAGCATCCGTGAGCTATTGAAACTCAAGCGGGAATGGGAAGCTGATGAGGCAAAGAAAGCCTATGTGGCGGCAATGAATAAATTTAAAGCCAATCCACCCGCAATTTTCAAAGATAAAACGGTTAGTTATAACGACACATCTTACACCCACGCCAGCTTGGCAAATATCGTCAAAACAATCGGGCAGGCACTGGCAGAGCATAATTTATCCCACAGGTGGGATATGGAAACGCTGGATAAAGGGACAATTAAAGTGACCTGCGTTATTACCCACGAGCTCGGGCATAGCGAAAGCGTACCTCTGGAGGCTGGAGCTGATAATTCCGGCGGCAAGAATAATATCCAAGCCAAAGGCTCAACGATCACATATTTGCAGAGATATACCCTGCTCGCGGCCACCGGATTATCTACTTTTGATATGGATGATGATGGCGCCACCAGCGAGCTTCCGGCAGAAGATCAAAGCCAGGTGAATGATTTACCAAGTTATCCACAGGAAATGCTTGATGCTAACATTGAGAAATGGAGGAAATTAATCACCGAAGGTAAAAGCAGCGCCCCCCATATCGTCGGCATGGTGAGCACTAAATACAAATTATCAACAGACCAAAAGCTGACAATCGCTAATTTAGAACCTCAAGGAGAGAAATGATGGAAATAATTGAAGGGCTTGTAATCGGATCACCAGAATGGATTGCCTATAATTCGGCATCCGAAGCACCGGCCATGATGGGTGTTTCAAAATATCAAAGCAGGGACGAGCTCCTGCATTTAAAACATATCGGCGAAAAGCCAGAAGTAGCCAGCTACCAACAAAAGATATTCGATAAAGGCCACGCCGCCGAGGCGGCCGCACGACCTCATATCGAGGCCATGATTGGCGAAGATTTATACCCCGCCACAGGCCTTGAGAAATTTGGTGAGATTTCATTGCTGGCTTCATTTGATGGTCTGACAATGGGCCAAGATATTGTATTTGAGCACAAGCTTTGGAATGACGGGCTCGCCTCATTAACAAAAACCGGCGATCTGCCAAAGCATTATCTCTGCCAGCTTGAGCAGCAATTAATGGTAAGCGGCGCGGAAAAGGCCATATTCGTGGTATCGGATGGCACTCCCGATAAGATGGTGCACTGCGGATATACCTCAGACCCAGAGCTCAGAAAGGCGATACTTGCCGGTTGGGCTCAATTTGAAAAGGACCTTGATTCTTTTGCTCCGGAAGCGGTAGCGGAAAAGCCACAGGCTCAAGCTTTAATGGAGCTCCCTGCTTTAAATATCCAGATTTTCGGCGAGGTAAAAGAAACTAACCTGGCATTGTACGAAGAAAGCGCACTGGCATTTATATCCAAGATCAACACCGATCTGCAGACCGATCAGGACTTCGCTGACGCAGAGCAAACGGTCAAATTCTGCGGCGAGGCAGAGAAAAAACTGGCGCTAGTCAAAGAACAGGCTTTATCGCAGACAGCCGATATCGACGCCCTATTCAAATCGGTCGACAAAATGAGCGAGGAATTCCGCAGAAAACGCCTTGAGCTGGATAAATTGGTCAAAAACCAGAAGGAAGTGCTGAAAGCAGGCATCATCACCGAAGGACAGGCCGCTCTTGAGGCTTATATCAACGAGCATAACCAGAACTTCAACCGGCCATATATCACTTTTACAGCAGATTTCAGGGGCGCCATCAAGGGAAAGCGCACGATTACCTCAATCAGATCAGCGGTAAACGATACTTTGGCAGCCGCAAAAATAGAAATCAGCGAAATGGCTCTAAAGATTACGGCCAACGTCAAAACATTGACGGAGCTGGCTGGCGACCACAAATCTCTATTCCCTGACCTGCAACAGATCATTTTCAAGGAATCGGATGATTTTACCTTACTGGTAAAGAGCAGAATCACCGACCAGGAGGCTGCTGAGAAGGTCAGAGCCGAGGAAAAGGAAAAGCAGGCAAAAGAGGCCACCGAAGCAGAGCAGGCGGCACAGGAGCAATGTGAGGCGCCTACGCCACAATATAAACCAAAAGAGGCACAATCACAGAATTACCAACCAAAGCAGCCAGCCATTGATTACCAGAAAGAGATAACTAAAAGCCTGATCCAAGGTGGAATTGGCAAGACTACCGCGCTAAAGGTAGCCAAGCTGATTATTGCCGGCCAGGTGAAAATGGTGCGCTTACATGAAACGGCTTAAAGTAAAAATTGGCGCGGAATTCGACGATCTGGAGGTTATAGATAAAGCCCCGGATCAATGCGGGAAAACCAGGGTTTATTGCCGGTGCGTCTGCGGGAAGGTGGTTGAGCGATTCTTAAGCGCCCTCCACAAAAAGAGCATGTTTCGCAAATCATGTGGATGCGGAAAACTAAAATACGGAAGCCGAAAGCGAGCGCAACAAAAACTCTATAAAGACGAAGGCACCTTCAACCCAACGGCGCAGAAGTTTTATCTTGGTACATTGGATGGAGATCATTATGAAAAATAAGCAATCGCAAAAAGATCAAATTTTAAAGGCTCTCAAGAGGGGTAGAAAAATCACGCCATTGGATGCGCTGGCTGAATTTGGCTGTTTCAGGCTGGCGGCCAGGATCGAGGAAATTAAACGGCTTGGCCATAACATCATAACCAAAATGGTTTCATCGGCAGAGGGTAAGCGATTCGCACAATATAGCCTGCCGAGAAATCGTAAAGGAAAAGCATAATGTTGAAATTGACGAGAGTCGTTGGAAAAAGAATATTTATCAATGACGGGCAGATTAAGATTCAAGTTTTGGATATTCAAGGGAATAGCGTCCAGCTTGGGTTCGAGGCTGCGGATGATGTGATAATTGATAGAGAAGAGATAGCAATAAGGAAGCGAGAGAATCCTCTGCCATGAGTCAAGAAACAACAAAAGAGGAAAGTTTCTTCGAGAAGGGCCAGCGTGACTGCCGCGCGTACTATAACTCGCAGGCATACGCTGGCCTGACTCGATTTGTAAAAGCTGAAGAGGCGATCAAGCTGTTCTGGCCCCCAGTGGACGAGATGCAGATCATGGTGTCGACACCACTACCCAAGCCCAGACAGAAGTGGATTGCAGGTTTTAAAAAAGAGCAGAAGAATGGCTCGCTATAACTAACAAGGTGAGAATATGAGTGAATATAAACAATGTCCGCATGTGGTTGGCGATTCTTATCAAAGAGACTGCGCTTTCCCTGATTGTATTGGCGGCTGGGAAGAAGCGTATAAAATCCTCCAATCCCAATGCGAGGTGTATCGGGAAGCCGTAGCTTTTATGATGGATAATTTTAGTGCCTACCCAGAAGCATACGACCATGTGGAAAAACTAATAGCCCCGTTCAACCAAACCAAGGAATAAACATGGAATCTGTCAAAGTTATATTAATTACCCTCGGAGTACTTTTTTTATTGATATTACCTTGGGCAATAGGCTCAGCCAATATGGTTGTATATTTTATAGATAACTTTTGACCAAACCAAGGAATAAGTTTATGGGGCAGGCGGCGAATTACGAGGGCTGGATACACGGTAGCCACCGTTTTGACGGAGTAGAACGTATCCCTTTGGCCTGTCCCACCCTATTAACCAACTAAGGAGAGAGAACGATGGAATTAAAAGAATCAAACGATCATAGGTGCTACATGACACCTTACAATATACCTACAATTCAACTAGGTGATGGTGGAGTAATAATCTCTGATTTATCGTTCAAGGATAATGAGTTTTCTGGAATTGGATTTTCATTAGGTCAAGGTGAAGTTGGCGAAAGTCATACACCAGAAGAAAAAACAATGGCTGAGGATTTTGGGGTGTTTCTACAAATTATCTCAACTAGCCCAGAATCAATTCAAGTGATGATTGACCAGCTAATAAAGGCCAAGGCGAATCTTGAAGCCTAACCCCAAAGCATCGGGCATCGGGCAACAGGAGGAAGGATATGGATAGGAAGAAAGTACGAGAGGCTATCAAGTTTGTTGAGGATAGATTCAGTTCAGCACATACGGATGCAATGTGGATCAAAAAATTACTTAACGAAGCCCTATCCTCATCCGAGAGTGAACACAACAAGGTAGCGAAGCATGAAACAGTCGAAGAATGGGCTGACCGCATGGGTAATGCTGAACCCTTGTACACCGTAGAGCAGGTAGTGGAAATGATGCAAAACATAGATTTACTGATAATGACTCGCCACAACTATGTTCACGATAACGATAAATTAATGTCAAAGGCCGAAGTATTGGCACTCCTGACAGAGAAGCAGACATGAGTAGTTTCAAGGATCGCTGCCACATAGCGACAAAATGCCTACCAGATGCAAAGTATAAGGACTGTCTGGAAAGGCTACATAAAGAAATGCTGGATAAAATAGCTGAACTTGAATTTTACAAAGAAAACCGAACCTGTATGGGATGTTGGGGGGTAAGGTGCCATTGTGACTGTGGGCAAGACAGCACCAGAACAGATAAACAGGAGGAAAACGATGGAACTTAAACCTTGCCCGTTTTGTGGTGGCGAAGCAGACATAGTAAGAGGTAGTAGCTTAGACAATAGTAATCCTTGGCACAAAGTGTATTGCAAGGCCTGTCAGAACAGGACATGGGAGCACCCGAGAAAAATGAACGCCATAGCCTCATGGAACACCCGTACTGGCAATGGAGGTGAGACTAATGACTAACACAGAGATTGACCTGTACAAAATTGACAGGGAACTGGCGGTACTGCATGGCGTTTATTACTCCGAAAACGAAGGTGAGGTATTTGCAGAGATAGACGGAAGTATTGACCCATTCTACCCCACCACAGACCCAACGCAATTTATGAAGCTGATGGTGGAGTATGGGCTAGACATTAGCGTTAATGATGATGATGAGAACGGTAAGCCTACAGAGTGGAAAGCAGCAGCGTATGCAGGCGAGGAAGGCTATGGAGCCACCCCAATGATAGCCGGATGCCTTGCGTTGATTAAAGCACTGGAGGAGAAGTGAGATGAGCTGGATATATTTAGCGCTACTTATTTGTTTCAGCATGTTAATCATCAGAGCCTTCCACGCGGCAATTAGGGCATGGGAAATGTCCGACTTAAAACCATTTAGATTTTGGTTTTGGCAGTTTTTTATAGGTAGGCTCTGAGCCACCAAAGGAATGAAGAAATGAATTATCTCATCATTGTACTGCTACTCACTGGCTGCGTCACTATGCCGCCTACCGCTAAAGCGCTCGAATCCGATAAGAATTATCATTTTGCTGCTGGCGTCGCTATAGGAACGCTGGGCTGGAGGCTAGGTTGTGGCGCAGGATTAGTCAAAGAGGGATACGATAGCGCCTACGGGGGGACTGTAGAGCTTGCTGACTTTGCATATACATGCGCCGGATCGGGGCTAACTGCTGCGATAGGAAGTGGGAAGTCCTTGCTGTATAGGGCTGATGTTTCTCTTATTTTATTAGACGGATTATCCACTTCTCATGCTATTCATAACGGGGCCAGAGAGGTGGGCTTTCCTAAGTATTTTATAGGAGAATACCCTAGCGATGAGAAAATAGCAGCCTTTACTGTTCTGAGCCTGGGTGTGCTGGAGTGGTCAGAAAGCTGGCACCCTACAATGAGAAAGGTATTCCAGTATGGGATATTGCTAACAAGGCCATATATTGTGCTGGCTAATTATAATTTTTAACCATGACATTCACTACATGGCTAATGCTTGGTCTTTGTACCGTCAATATGCAGGATGATGAGTTAACTATGCGAACCTGTCAGGCAGAATTTGAGGCTAAATTTCGTAAGATTATCATCACCGATGATTTTGACGACTTTGAAAGGGAATGGCTATCACAAGATGTTAAGCGATTAGTATGGCCTGGCAAATAAAACATGACCGCGAAGCACGCTCAAATCTATTCAGTCCAGCACACCGGATCACGCTTTATTAAATCAATTTTGTTAAATAATGGGTGGGATTTTGTTGATATAAAGCACTACCAAAAACAATATTTCACCGATCAATTCTGTATCTCTCCAATCAGGAATCCATGCGATGCTTATGTGTCTTGGGTATCCAGAGGCCGATGTGAGGATTTCTACCAGGCTTGGTTTAACTTCAATGAGACTTATTTGAATAATAAAGATTTATGGATTGTGCCGGTAGATACGCCAGATCGAGGATTACATCTAAACGCCCTGGCTAAGAGGCTTGATACTGATCTTAAAACCGATTGGCAGCCTGTTGGTTGCGGAAAAAGAAATAAAGCTGAATATATTAATCTGTCTGCAATCTATGAATTACAAGTAGTTAAGCAGTTTTATTAATTAGATTGATAAGCCGCCAACACTAGCTAGATATTTAATCATTTTTGCTCTTGTTACCGCATCATGGGCTGCGCTGTAGACCAAAACTTCCTTGACTTGAGCGTTAAAAAAACCAAAGGTTCCATCTCCCCTCGCTCCAAGGGTAAATCCACCCAGATCATTTAAGCCAGCATCACCGGTTATGGGGTTAGCATTGTCGAACTGAAGAACTGAGGATGCACCATTTATCACTGCGGAGATAGCTTTGTATGTATCGATACCGAAAAGTGTCGTTTCAGCCAGCCCAATGCCTGCATACAATCTAACCCTTGGTGTGCTAGTAATGCTCTGTATCATTCCTGAATTTGTTAATTCTCCATCAAAAAGATACTTATTATTTGCCCATGTTACTTGTTTCCCTAATACATAAATCGTTTCAGGCTGCACAAGGGTAAAGGCTGAAGCTTTTAAGAAAAAAGTAATGCCGTCAAATAATATGGACCCATCTGCTTCTTTTGATGGTCTATTGGCATCAGTCGCCTGCAATAAATGATTACCCTCGCCGCTTTGATCGTCCCACTGACTAACGCCAGCGCCAGTGACTGTAATCCCTTGATTAAATCGCGTCCAGAGTTTTAACTCTGGCAGTTCAGATGGCAAGAATTCACCAAATGACCTCTCTGCTGGATCAACCAGAACATCACCAAGGACAGGCTTAAGAATCATTATTGAGTAACCCTGCAAACAACTGTGTCAGTGCCATAACCACCTGTCTTTATTCCTATCCGATACCAGACACGACTACCGCTGCCACTAATGACTTTCTCAAAATCAGCCGTAAAACTCTCAACATCAAGTACGGTCGATCCTTCATCAAAAGATCGTTGGACAAAAACGGTTGAGTCGGAAATGCCTGAGGCGCTGACATGGCCTTCACCGGTAATTTCTGCCCAATCAGTGAATGTATTTGCTGCTGCGATTGATTTTGTTGCTACTGGTCTTGCCATTATCCTGTCCTCTTATGAATTAAATTAATGCCCTAATCCCTGCGGGTCATGTTTCCTGGCGAAAGCCTCAACTGCTCGGTTAATCATAGGCTTATAATCAATTTCTGGCACTATTGGCTCAGGTTGTTGTACTGGCGGGTGCGTATGGCCTTTTAGGGCGTATTCAGGGTTAATGTGGATAATCTTAAGCTCATCAACAGTATCCACCTCAACAGGCTCAGGAATCGCCTCTACTTCATCATAAGCTGCATATCCGCCAATGCCGAGGCTGGTTAATACAGCAACCAGACCAATGATCATTTTGTATGCATCCCAAAATAATTTAACCTTCTTGAATCCGGCCTCAATGCGCTTATTCATGGTTTAAGGCTCAAATTAATACCAATGCCGACAAAAGGCTTGCTGTCGGGCTCTTTCGCTACCGACCCATTAAGCATTCCCCACCCCCTCACATTAAATGCGGCTCCAGCAGCAAAGCCAATATTCTGATCGTGTTCGGCAGCGCCAAACCCTAACTGTAGGCCGCTGATATTCTCGCTAGGGTGAATCTGATCGGCAGCATATAAGGCCGCTAGGCCATTTGTCTTAATAGTCTTATTAATCGAGTAATTATTAACCACTGTTTCAACTGGCTTATGATGAGGATCATCAGCAAAAACAGGCGTCGAGGCTAGAAATAATATAATTAGTAATTTTTTCATTCTCGTATTTTCTCAAATCGTTTATTGGCCTCATCTATCGACAGGCCGCGCAATTCATATTTCTGAGCTAAATCCCTAACCGTATCCCCTTCCAGTAAATCATACCTTTCTACTGGTTGAGCCAGGGCAGCGTCTTGTTTAATCACTATCGGGCTTGAGCATCCCGCCAAGGCCAACAGTACGCAAATCCATATCCAGGCAACCGGTAGGATCAGCAGCGACTTTAATTTTCTGTACTCGGTCACGATAAACTACCTTTGTTATTTCTTTCCACTTAATTATCTCACGAACCTTTTTATGCTCGGTATAACTTGCAATCGCCATTGCTTTGGCTGCCTCGGCTCTAACTTTATCGCCACCGGCCTGGTAAGCGTAGTAGGCGGTTCCAGCGACTACAAGTGCAAATAATGCAATGCTTATCATTATCTTATTGGGAAACATTGCGATCCTTATAGGCTGTAGCCCCGTATTTTACCCCTTCCTTGCTTGCATAAATACCAATCATCACCACAGCCTCAGATAGCCACTCAACCCAAGTTAATTCTCCATTTGCGGCCGCTATTGCTGATATAATTAAAACCATCGCGCAGAATTGAAATACTGTGGACTCAAATATTTTCACTTATTACCCCGATATGCTCTAGTTTCACTGCGAAAGTCTCGATTTTCAACCTCAAGCCTGGTTATCTTTGCGTCATTATTTTCAACGTGAGAATAAAGCGTAATTCCCTGCTCTCTTATCAGCCTGACCTCACCAACCAAATTATTTATTCCGGTGTTCCATTCATCAGAATTGGTAGTGTAAACGTAAGTGATTATCCCCATAAATGACATAATCAGGGCGCTAATTACCCCCAACAATATCTTTATAACTGTTACCCCATCAGTGCTTCTGTGTTTATGTACCTCTTCCGCTACAGCATTCATAATTACCCCTTATAAATTAACGCGATTTTAATCCAGCCTGAAATCCATTTTAATCCTCTACAAGTTGAATGTGCGGCATGTCCCATCCGTAGAAATCATGCACTTTGGAGCGCCATAACCCACCCCATTTGATCTTATACCCAAGAATAGAAGCTGCCTGTAAGAAAGCACACGCCACCATTGCAAGGTGCTCATGCTGCCAACTAGCTTTTCCGTCAATAAATGCATAAAAATCCAGAGCCTTACCTAAACCATCGTCTGCGGCCTGATGTTTACCTTTTTTCTCATACCCATCAGCCTTTGATTTTCCAGCCTTAAACAACTCATTTTGTCGCTCATCAGCTCTCAAACCGGCATCTTTGCCATGCCCGAAATCAATCAAAGTGATTCGTATGGCTAAATCACTGATCTTGATGAGGCGAGGATCAGCTCCTTCACGGTGAGCCTTCGATTTATTAGATAATACAAACATATCCGCCCTCTATTCTAATAATATTATTTATTATCTTGTCTTTAAGGGGCGACATTATATGTAATCCTATTAAACTGTGGCGCCGGTGGCGTCAGTCCAATTTAACCCATTCCACCAGATGGGTATATTTAACGTGCTATCGTATATCATCGAACCCTTTGCGTATGCCGTTGGCCTGCTAGCTGTTGCATAATTAGCAACACGCGCCTGTAGTCCAAACGTAATAGCAGGATTTGTATCGTAAGCCCTAACCGCAAGAAGCCCTGCTCCGCTCTCATCACGAACAGATAGAGCACCGCCAAGCATATCTATATACATCTTATCGGAATTATCTGCTTGGTCAGTTTCAAAGAAAAATAATCTCGGCGCTGCGGCCTCAAGCTCTAAGCTGTTAACCATTGGACCAAACCCGCTGCCAACTCCAGACTGAACCGTTAAAAGTCTTGTAAAACCACTTGACGGTTCCGCGACTTTAGTGGCCAGAATATCAAAAAAGTTTGCTCCAAGATAAACCGAATCATGCAATTCGTCTGTAAAATGAATACCAGTCCCGGTCGAGTTTCTACCTGTTATCGTATTGCCAGATATGGAAACACCGAAACTGCGCTCAATATAAATCCCGTATAATTGGCCAGTATTGTCTGTGAGATTTATATAGTTACCAGCTATCTCTACTCCCTGCACATTGGCTTCAAGATGTATTCCGGCCTTTATGGTTCCTAGATCATGATCCTCTATGTAATTATCTCTGATCGTCAGGGCCTGTATTGTATGAGTAACCCCCTCTGCATTTATGCCAGTATCACCATTCCCTTCTATGTCGCAACTACAAATGGTAGTGCCATATGATGCTTCTAACAGAACGCCGGCTCCGCCATTCTGAAGAATACCGCTTCTGCTTATTGTGAGATTATTGCCATTATTAGCACTGCTGTTATCTACATGAACGCCATGCGAGCCATGTTGCCGGATAAGACAATCAGTGATCTTGTGCGGACCATAGCTATCCTCTGCATAAAAAACACCCGCCCCAGTTGCGTCAAAAATCCTGCACCTGATGATATCTATCCTAGTTGCGTTTATAAGTTTTAAGCAGTTGACAGAAGTTGCCGCGCCATCTATGTGTAAATCTTCTACTATTACATCGAACACTTTGACCCCGCCAGAGTTGCCGATAGATAGCACCGGTGATGCGGAAGAGCCTATCAATCGGCTCGCCTGACCATCACCGTATATCTTTAATCGTGTCGTATTTAGAACGCCATCAACTAGCGAATAATCGGTTACCGTTAAACCGGATACCAAATAGGAACCGCTGGGGATATAAACGGCTCCACCGTTGGATTGAGCCTCGTCTATAGCTGCTTGTATCGCCAACGTGTCATCAGTAACACCATCACCAGTAGCCCCATATCGTCTTACATCACTTAATGGATAAGTATTATTCGTTACCCCTGATTCTCCAGAAATAGTCGGATAATGCTGACCTTGGGAGCTTGCATCGGCCACATCTGGGCCAAGGGATACACTATTCAAATCAGCAGGGATTGAACCGCCTGCATCAACCTCTACGGTAACAGTTGTATTAGTTGAGAATGTTGAGCCGGTTATCGTTCCATATACAGTTGACCCCCCAACCATTTGAACCCTGCGGCCTTTATGATGGGTCGATGTTGCGTCTGATCCGGCTATCGTGTAGGTGACAGAGCTTGCTTGTGTCGCAATCTCAGATGAGCCCCAATCAAGATTACCTTGTAAGGTATTAAGATTGTCGGCTATCTGAATAGCATCAGTCGTATCGTTTGCATCTGCATCTGTTGATGTAGGAAATAACCATCCGTCATAGCTTGCGTTCAGAAATGGGATGAATTGAGCATCACCGGCAGTTTTAATAAATCCGATTGGAACAGTGCCGCCACTAGAAATTTCAGCTTTTGCCAAGGTAGTACCACCAGTGGCATCTGTGGCCATTGCAAGTGGTGTCACCGTTCCCTGCTCGTAGAACTTCACCCAATAACCACTATAGTCCTCAAGAGGCGTATCAAATAATTTAACTGGTGCGTAAGCCATGATTATTCTCTCTTCAATAATTCAGTTATTGATTTAAAGGCACCTTCTTCGCTGATGCCCCTCAATTTTTCAGCACCTTTGACAACTACCTCACCAGCAGTACCAAGCATAGTTCTTTGTCCTGTTGCGGTTTCTAGCACTTTCTTTGTTCCCTTTCCTACCTCACCAGCAAGCGAAGTTCTGGCAACTGGTCCGAATACGCTATCCAATTCATCAACAAACAACATTTGGGTAGCAATATCATCATCAAATACGCCGCCATATTTTCTTGAGATCGAGTCCAGATTATCAACAGCATCCACCAAGTTTACGCGCGATTGAGCATTGCTCATCATCCGGCGCAGCAAAGTACCTGTTGCCTTTTCTGCATTGGCTCCGAATAGATCCATCTTCCGGCCTGCAACGTCCTGCAAAGCATCCAGGGCGCCCACAGTATCAGCATATCGAGTATTCACGTTATTATATTCTGGAAAAGCATCATCGAGCGTAGTATCTAGGTCTTTTCGTAGTTGTTTTAATACTCGCTCGGTTTTGCCTTTTAACCCTTCTCCAGCCTTACCGTAAGTAACCTGCTCATCAATAAATCGTTTCATTCTGTGAAGCTCGTGAGCATCAGGCGGCACACCCCTACGACCGGCTGCCATTCTCTTGACCATATTGGCTATGGCTAACTGTGGGCCCGATAGCCCCTCAATGTCTGATCCTTTAAAATTCGGACGCAATCTATTATCTAAGCGAATCCCCATCTCATCGAGGTTATCCATGAAATTATCAATCGCTTTGGTAGAATCTACCCCCCGGCCTCGTAATGATTTCGCTACTTCATCAATCTGCTTTCCAGCCTCCCGATTCACAGTTTTAATATGATTCACACGATCCAATAATGAGTTACCGGCCACATCGCTAGGTCGATTCTTCATAGCAAATAAGGCATTTTCCTTGCCTTTCTTCATTACCTCGACCATTTGAGACATTTTTGCTCGATCTGCTTTTGTTGCGCCTTTGATGGCAGCCACAACACTCTGATCAAACCCCTGTTTAATGGATTCCTGAGCCAGCTTATCGGCTTTTACCTTCCCCGCGCCCGTTACCATAAATTTCGCTAAGGATCGCTCAGGAGCCGCTTGTGCAGCGCTTTCAGCTATATCATCGAGCTTATTTATTGCTCCGGTATCCCCTCTAGCTACATCATCGGCAATTTTGGCTATCTTATCGGCAATCGGCGCACCGCTTGTCCGCCTGGCTTGATCTTCTAAAATTGCCAATGATTTACCAACGGCTTCCGGTTTAACGGCTCCGCTTTTGATATTGGCAGATATCGCTCTGGTTTGATTGGCAAGCTGCGGATTTGCAGCATTTGCTCTTATCTGCGCGGCCATTTTTGTTCTGAGCGCAGTTCTTGATTTTGCCATCTTGGTGATGGGAATAAGCGCACCAACAATTTCAGGTGAAGTCTCGGCAACAGTAGCAAGCAATGGGTCACCGGTAACCTCAAATGTCCGCTCACCGGCAGTTTTACCGACTCCTTTTTCTTGAACATCAGCTATTGTTTTGGCTGCCTGCTCAATGCCCTGGCCAGATATTAATTCTGCCAGGCCGGCCAATCCGGATATTGGAAATCGAGCAATATCGATACCTTTTTCCATAATATCGCCAAGGGTTTCAAGTGCCTCTGCGCCACGCTTTGTCTCTGGAGCGCCAAACTCTGCGCCTGCCTCTTGAGCACTTTCAACAATACCAGCAGCTCTTTCAGCTCCGACAAACGGAGCGGCTACCGCACCGGCAACACCGCCTGCAATTGTAGTGCCTAAACCGCTTACGAT